AGTAAGATCACCAGCACCAGGAGCACCAGTAGTATCTCGTTTTTTAGTTAGGATCGTAGCCATTAGTAAGTGCCTCCAGAGATTGTGCTTGCAGTGGTAAGAACATTGTTACCACTATTTTGAAGAGTACCAGAAAAGTTAGCAGTGACATCATCATATTTTGCTGTATCAGCATCATAACCTTGAACAGTTACACCAATGTCAGCACTATCAAGATAATCAGATGCATTAGTTAATACAGTGTGACCACCATTCTGTAAAGTACCAACAAAGTTTGCTGTGGTATCGTCATACTTAGCAGTATCAGCATCATAACCTTGGACAGTAACACCAATGTCAGCACTGTCTAAGTAGCCAGCAGAGGCATGATTACCCCATCCATAGGCAGTATCCCACTCTGTTTGTTTTGCAGTGGTGGGGATAGCATAGCCAGATGAGAAAGTAACAGCAAAAGTACCGCTAGAAGTGATAGGACCACCGCTAACTGATAGTCCTGTTGGTACTGTAAGGTCTACGCTAGACACAGTACCGCCAGCAGCAACCCATTCTACATCAGTAGCACCTGCATTCACTGCAAGTACTTTAGTTGCATTCGATGAGTAAGAAGGAAGAAGATTAGTTCTTGCAGCAGCAGCACTGGAAGCACCAGTACCACCATCAGCAATAGCAAGATCAGTGATACCTACAATCGTACCACCAGTCAAAGAGATATTACTTGAATTTTGTAGTGCTACAGTACCTAACCCAAGGTTAGTACGAGCATCACCAGCAGTGGTAGCCCCTGTACCACCTTCAGAGATCTGTACAGGTAGTGTGGTTACACTTCCAGTACCAGTGCCACCTGGACCTCTATAGAATGCCATTGTGTTCTCCTATGGTTTTGTTATTTACTCTATCTGGTTATAAAGCAAATAACAAAACTGCCCAAGTTTTTTAGGCTTGGGCAGGTAATTTAGAAGTTGGGACGACCAACAACCACTTTAAATACGGCAGAATCAAGATCAATTGCACCGCCAGTGTTGTTCCACACTTGAACCGTTACTTCGTTTGCAGCCGTAACAGCAGCAGTCAAACCTAGATCAGCAACATCAAGCACAGCAGCAACACCGATAACCATGTCACCCAGTTTAACACCAGGAACTGCGATAGTATCAACAGCTTCGTCGCCATCGGCAACTGAACCAAAGTTGATAGTCCCTTTGGCAGTCCAGAGTTCATTGAATACACCTTGGAATTGTTGTTTGTCCCTACGGACGGTAACGCTACTTGCAGCCATTTTAGTCTCCTTTGTGTTAGAAACTACCCAGACCGCTACAGCCTGGGTAGGTTAAGTTGACTATTAGGCAGGTACAGCGAGAGCAACTGCCGAGGTATCCCGCAGTTCACCAACACCATAGAGGGTGTCAGCAGTCAGCAGGGTGGCAAGGTACTCTTGCTTGTACTGAGTCTGCACTCGGATACCAAGTTGCTCAACCAGCACAAATGCTTCAGGGTGTGCCATCAGAGCAATACGAGTTGTCGTCGTAGTAGCCGTATCAGCGTTGGTGGTGACATACACTTTGGTGCCGTAGATGTCGCCAATCTGACCGTTACGGATGGTGTCGCCATTACCGACAAATGCTTGCTCGGTGAAACGAGCGATACCCATCAGAGTGTTACGGCTAGCAGGAGGAACAACAAGGAAACGACCATCCATAGGCACATCAGAGTCATCAAGACGCTGAATGGCTCGACGAATACCAGCATCCGTCAGATCCGTACCAAGGTTGGAACCGTCAACATACAGGGTGGAACCGTCACCACCGAGGTATGCTTTATCATAGTCAGCATCACCAGCCGTACCACCTTGAGCACCCCGACCAAGCTGGAGAAGATCAGTGTCAATACGAGTGGAGAGAGCATAACCAGCATCATCGGTATAGAAGCGACGAAGTGAAGACTGGGCCTGAACTTCAGCGATGTCCTCAAGCAGACGGCTATACTCATAGTGCTTGTCGATGTTGATGCCGATAGCGGTACCACCAGCAGCTTGAATCGTCACTGCATCGGTAGCAACCTTAGCAGCAGCAGAACCCCGAGTAGGAGCAGGGAAATAAACTTTGTCGCCTTTCTTACCTTTGAAGTTCATCTTCTTGACGAGACCAGCAACAATAAGATTCTTCTTATATGCAGCGATGATCTCATCAGACCATATCTCTGGTACGAAACCAGCGGTATCAACAGCCGACTTAACTACAGCATTATTTGGAGCGAAGGCAGTGTTTGCCATGATTAAAATCCTTTCATAAATTGTTTAGATTATTTGACTCGACCTTCTCGGTAGGCTTGCATGATTTCATCAGACATAGAATCATACCGATCTGGGTCAGTCTGCATCAGTTTGATAATATCCATACGCCGATAGATCTTCTTAGAGGGTGCTTCATCACTGCCACCAGTGACCGCTGTAGTAGCACTCTTAATGGCTTGAGAACGAGCTTGTTTTTCAGCAGCAACAGTTTGTTTTGCAGAACCTTGACGCTCTTTCCAAGTAGAGATCAGTTCATCAGCAGCATCAACATCATATTGCTTGTCTGCTCTTACGAACAGTTCTGATCGTACCTTTGAAGCATTGATCCAGTTTTGGAAAGCAGCATCAGTAACTACATTACCAAAGTCAGGATGTTTAGTTTGCAAAGTCTGTAATGCTTTTGCTTTTGTCATCTCAAGAGCAGCAAACTCAGCTTGCTTAATCTTGGGATGGTTCTCAATCGCCTTTGCTACAGCAGTCTTGGGATCAGCAAAGAAATCATCTTCGTTAATCTCTTCTTGCGTAGTTTGCTTCGTTGCTTGAGTGCGGATGAAGTTATCAACAATCTTACGAAGTTCCCCAACTTCAGAGCCTTGACGACCAATTAGCCTTTCAGCCTCCTGGTGCATCCTAACAATCTCTTTGAAATCTTTACCCTGATACTTCTCAGGAATTTCTTCGACTGCTTGCTCCTGTTGAGCTTCTTGTTGCACTTCTTCAACCTGTTGAGCCTCTTGTTTGGTTTGCTCTTCTTGGTTGTCTACATCATCAATAAACTCAGCCATATTGTCTCCTGTGCCTTCTAAGCATTTTAGGAAAAGTTTCTATTTGGTTGTCTCTTTCGAGATCCACTCATGTTGCTCCGTCTTACGCTCCCACTTAATCTTGGATTGTCTTAATCGATCCCAATTAGTGTGAGCATCTGGAAAATCCCCAGAGAACGGATCTAATTTACTTCTTGGTGCGCTTAGTAGTTTCTTTGCATCGTTACCGCAGTGTCTACACACCACAGTATCAACTCCAGATTCCACTAAGTATTCTTCTTTGTGTCCTTTGACACATTGAAAATCATCAAGGACTCTCATTTGACAACTCCTCGTAAGTCTGTTCGGTTAACTTTTTCAAGTTCAACAGATACTGGAGAATATCTACTTGTCCTTTTCGATACCACAAAGTCTGTTCATCAGGGATCTTTGTAATATCTTCATACTGCTCTAGCATTGCTTCAAGATCTTCTAGTAACTCTTGCCACCCTTTAGTAGCAAATAAACTAAATCTCTCGTCGTAATACTGTTGTAGTTCTCTGTCCAAGCATTATCTCCAATGAGTGCTTTTAATAATAGCATTATACCACAATGCGATTATAATGTCAAGATATTTTTAGTTTGCTCTTGCTGCTAATACCTGCAATTGAGCAATTTCTTTCTTAGTATCAATATCTTTTTCTTTCAGAGCCACATTAGCAAGTTTAATCCTACGCTCAAACTCTGCTGTAGGATCTTGAGCATCACCTAAATACTTAGATGCTGAAGCAGCGATAGTGGCCTGTAGTTCAGCAGGTTTAAGTTGAGTATCAATTACTTCAGACTGTGTTTTAGCCTGTTTAAGTTGTACATCTGCTTGTAGGTCTGCTAGTTCTAGTTGTGCTTTCTGCATCTGCATCTGCATTGCTGCTTGTTGCATCTGTTGCTGCTGAGGATCACCTTGAGCCAACTGTTGCAACTGAACCAACAACTGCTCTCGGTTGTTCA